TAGGTCATCGACGCCGTGGTGTTCTGGAAGAGACGCACCGCGAACTGGTCGCCCGCGTTGAAGCGCAGCGTGGCGTGCGCACTGCCGATGGACCCGCCGTTGCTCCATGAGCCGCGCCAGTCCGTCGACAGCCAGCCCGGTACCGATGACGTGGTCTGGATTGTCATGTCCTGGCGTGACCCGGCGCCGGCCGCCGCGCTGAACGAGGCCGTTGCCGAAACCTGATAGATGCCGTCCTCGGGGATGAAGATGGCGGTGGCCGGAAGAGCTGATCTGAACCATTGACCAAGCTGCTCGTCGAAGGTGTCCCACGGAATCGACGTCGCCGCCCCGGTCAGTAGCGTGCCCGTGGTCAGCCGAGCACGGAGCAGCGGTTGCGGCAGGCAGCGGCCGAGCAGGAAATTGCCGGCCGGCGGGACGGCCATCACGTAGACGCGCTCGCCGACCGATACGGCGCCCATGGCCGAAGCCACGCCGATGGACGCGGTATCACCATCCATCTGCGCCTGCAGCGGGTCGATGCTCGTGACGGTGGCCGGACTCCACTGCCAGACCAGACCCAGACGCTTCGCGTTGTCCTGAATCGCCTGGACGCGAGCGACCTCGGCCGCCCCCTGGTCAGGCTGGCCCATAGCTCCGCCTCAGCGAATGCTCCATGGGCTCGCCGGGTACCAGGCTCATCGACCAGCCGAGTTCGAGCCAGTTGACGCCCTGCCAGCGGATCACGTTGTACCCGTCATGCCGCGGGTCGGCCGGTGTGGACAGCGTGACCTGCTCGAAGATCGTGGCGCGCTCAGCCAGCCCCTTCGCCACGGCCTGCGCTTGTGCCGCGTCGGATAGTTGCAGGTTGAGCGTCTTCGATCGGATAAAGCCGATGTTAGCGATCGAGTTGGGCGCGGTCACCGGAATATCGGCCACGCCGACTACCGGGGCAGAGGCGTCATGGGCGGCGTTGGAGATCACGATGTAGCGGTTGGGTGCGGTCAGCAGATCATCGGTCTCGACGATGTCCGAGCGGATGACCCGGTAACCGCGGTCGAAGTCGAGATCGGGCACCTGGGCGGCCGGGTCGAAGGTGCGGCGGAAGCGCAGCACGCCGCGGTTGTCGAACCACGGCGACCACCAGTCGCCGGAGACGGACAATGCCTCGAGGATCTGGCCGCGGCTGGTGCCCAACGCCCAGGCCTCGGCCGAGGTGAACGGCGTGTTTTCGGCGTCAAAGGCGATCGGCAGCCCGGTCAGCACGTCATCGAGCACGCTGACGACAGGGAAGCCTACGCCGTTGATGCCGGCCTGGATCTCGTTGTCGACCAGGAACATCTCATCGCTGAGGGTCGGCTGAGCCAGCCGGCCGCCGGTGCTCAACCGGCGAGGGTTGTCGGACCACATGTACCGGCCGAGCGGCCAGTCCCCGTCAGCGCGGTCCGGGTTGGCCGCACCGGGGATGACCATGAAGAGATTGACCCGATCGGTACGCGCGTCGATCGCCGCCGTGTCGGCCTTCCCCAGCGAGAGGCGCAGCGCCCGCTTGATGCTCATGGTCGTGTTGTGAGTGAGCGACGCGTTGCGGATCGGGGTGATGTCGCCCAGGTGCTGGCCGGACACGCCGTCGACGAGCTCGAAGCGCCACGTGTAGGTCATCTGTCCGACGGCGGCGGACAGATCCAACTGCGGAGCCCGCTGATCCGTGACGAGCGTCCGGCCGCCCGGCCATGCCGTGCCGACGCCCGGCGGGCTGGTCACGGATCCACCGGGTAGGGCGTGCGCGTCGTCTCGGTGATGGCGATACGGGCCATGTAGTTCTGGGCGTTGTTGCGAGCGCTGGCCTGCGGGACGCGCACGTTGGAGAACCAGCGGTTTCCGCGGCCGTCGCGGACGCAGACGTAGGGCAGTTCATCCCAGGCCAGGTCTCGGATGTCCACCGCATCGGCCAGCGAGGGCAGACTGATGGCGCCGGCCTGCAGCAGGACGGTCCGGTCGAACTCTTCCAGCCCGCGCTCAGTGCCGTGGAAGGCCACCGAGCCATCTCGGCCGTACATAGGCTGGAACTGGACCTGTCCGGCCTCGGGAAGGTCGAAGGCTTCGTTGGGCGTGCCGTCCCACTGCATTACGTAGGCGGCGTTGTTGTTGCCGGTCTGGTCGCCGTTGGCGGTGAAGATGAGCGCGCCGGTCATGTCGCATGTGCCTGGCCCGGTGACACCGGGCGCCGCCTGCGTGCCGGACACGTAGGTCGACCAGAGTCCGGCGAAGTTCATGGCGTTGAGCTGGCGGATCCGGTAGACCGAGGCCACGCCGACGCGCGCCTCGTAATCGTTGAAGGTCGTGGTCGTGACGTCGATGGCCGCCATGATGGTCTGGAAGTCGCCGGCCAGCGAGTCGAAACGCTGCAACTCGTAGCCACCGAACCAGTAGGCGGGCGGCGTGATCAGCAGGTTGTCGAAGGCCAGAACATCGCCGACGACGCCACGGGACTGCGCGGCGAAGCCTGCCCGGTTGCCGGTGAGCAGGGACGTGTCAGTGGTTTCGATGTTCCAGAAGGCCGGCTGGTCTTCGAGTTCGCCGCGCCAGATCTTGAACTTCAGCAGCACGTTCGTGCCGACGGTGGTGCCCATGAAGCGCACCCACACCCGCCCGCCGGCGTCGATGTTCAGCGGCGAGGACGGGGCCAGCAGGACGGTCTCCGCGCCGGCCACGGTCTTCGTAATGGCGATGACGGTGGCGCTGGTGGACTGGGTCTGCTGGATCAGGCCGCCATACCAGTTGTTGGCGTCGGTGAAACGGCCGACGGCGTAGGTGCGGGCGTTGCTGCCGGCCACGATCGTGTTGGCCGACCCGGTCTGCATGGTGATATCGAAGTTGGGACTACCGACGTCGAGCGTGGCGTGGGCCGTGGTGGCGGGGCCGGCCGCACTGGGCGTGATCAGCGCCTCAGACCCGTTCACCGCATAGGCCGCGGCGATGTCGGTCAGGACGTACGGACCCGTCCCTACGTCCGGACTTCCCAGGCCAGCCACAACGGTGCGGGTGAAGGCGTCACGAACCAGCGTGGTCTGGCCGATCATCGGCCACGTGATCTGGTGGTAGCCGATGCCCGACGGGATACAGCACGGTATCGAACCGCAGAGCGCACCGATTCCGCTGACCGCCTGCGTCAGTTGCGCGATGCCCAGACCGGTGATGGTAGCCGGGTCCTGGCTGAAGATGAGTACGGCGTCGGTGGCCGCGTCGATGGTCGTGCCGGTGACCCAAGTCGAGGCGACGCCCTGCGGCATCCAGGTCAGCTCGACGGTGGATCCGGCCGGCGGCTGATAGGTGGCCGTCCCCAGCTGGTTCGGCGCGGGCACCTGCGTGTAGAGGGAACCGGGAACGCCGGAGATCGCCGGGGCGCTGGCCGCCAGCACCTCCCAGCGGTTGCCGGCGTACTCGTTGTAAGCCGACCACATCCAGCCGGGCGTGCCGGTGGCCGCGCCCATGCTCGGGGCGTTGGTGAACCGCAGGGTGACCTCGCGCCAGCCGTCGAGGATCTCGGGCAGATCGTCGAAGGTGTCGGCGGTGATCGAGACGGTTGAGCCGGTGAACACGCCGGTGCCGGTCAGGGTGAGCGGAATGGTCGTGTCGCCGAAGCGCCGGGCGTAGTAACGCACCTGCGGGTAGGACGCAGCCACGCCACTGATGTCGTCGTAGATCTCCTGGGTGGCGGTCTGGACGCCCCAGACCTGAGCCGCGGCCTGGCGCCCGTAGACGTGCGGATCGACTAGCGGACCACCGGAGGAGTGCAGGGACAGCTGAGGCAGGATCGCGCTGGGCTGCTGGGTGAACGTCTCGCCGATGCGCTCGGCCAGCGGGAAGGGAATGTCGAGTTCGACACCAGGATGTGAGGGAATCTGGTACAGCTGGCGGTCGGCGTTGATCTCAGGGAAGTCGCTGGTGAGGTTGCCGCCGAAGCCGACCTGTCCGGGTGAGACGAACGACAGGGTCGGGGTGTAGGCGCCGGCGGCGATGGTCGGATCAGCAGTCTGCGTCAGGTCGCGCATGGTGACCTTGTTCATGCCGTACGAGTAGCCGTACTGCTGGCCGCCGTAGGCGATGCGCCGCTCTTCGCAGTAGATGACGCGCAGTGCGATGTAATCCAGGGTCATGAGCACGTCGTTGCCAGTGCCCGCAGGGAATCCGTTCTCGGTGAGCGGGATGCCCACGGACAGCTGCATCTGCTGACGGTCGATCGTCGCGAAGCTCGGCTCGAAACGCAGCAGGTCGACATAGCGCCAGGGCAGCTTTTCCCCACCGGTGACGCCAAGGGCTGCGGTGTTCCAGCAGTTGTTGATATCGCCCAGATCTACGTAGGCGACGGTCATGTCATCGCGTGCCGTCCCGTTGCGGCCCACGACGGTGTTGAGCTCGGACAGTGTGCCGGTGTTGTTGGCGATGGCCGGCGCGAGGAACTGCTGACCTGAACCAAGATCGTTTAGCTGGCTCAATACGGTCAGCGTGCTGCCGTCATCTGGGTGCACAAAGTCAATGGCCTTGGACGTGCTGCCCGCGACGCCCGCGTCCTGGACGCTGCCGGCATAGGCGAGTGAGACGTTCAAGATCCGTTTGTTGGCCAGCACCGGGTAGGCCAAGATGTCGAACCAGAAACTGAGCGTTTGCCCAAGACCGGTGTAGTTGAACGTGACGTATTTGGCGTCACCGGGCTGATATAGGGCTTCAGTCAACGTGCTGGCGCCGACGAGCGCGATGCCCGTGCCTGTCGACGTGACCGCCTTGGTCGGGATGAGCACCTGCTGGATCGGGCCGGTATCGGACTCCAGCCCGTACGGATACAGGTTAACCTGGGCGACCTGGTAGTTCACCGCGTCGGCGGGCGCCTGATGCACGTAGAACCGAGCATCACGCAGCTGCGATGACGCGGCCTGCCGGTAGGACGTGCCGCGCTCAACCGAGTTGATGACCGGCGAGAAAGCCAGGTTCTCATCCCGGATCGGCACCCATTCCTGACCGAGAAGGACCGGCGCATAGGGGTTGTAGTTGCCCATTGCGGCCTACCCTTCCCGGCTCACGCCGTACGTCCGGCGAGCGCGATGGTGCGCTGTGCCGTGATCCGACTCATGAGCGCGTCGCCGGCGGCCGAGGCCATCTTGCGCACGTCACCCTCGCTGGGTGCGCCGCCGTTGAACACCAGGTTGATCGTAATGCCTCCGAAGCTCATCCCAGCGCCCGCGCCGGCTGTGGCCTGCTGGCCCTGCCCGGGCACGATGCCACCGATCAGACCGGCCAGCCCAGGCAGCCCAGCCCGGACACCTTCCTCGATGCCGGCCGGAATCTGCTTGCCGACCTCATCCCGCATCACGGTGGACGGGGAGTGAATGCCCAGGGCGGCCTTGATCGGTCCGGTCAGGAAGCGGTCGATGAAGCCGGTGATCTGGCTCCACAGCCAGCCGCCCATGCCCTGGATGCCGGCCCAGAGCCCGCTGATCAGATCCTTGCCCTTTTGGATCAGCAGCGAGCCGAAGTCGCCGAGCGCGTCGAGGATGCGGCCGGGCAGGCTGGTGATGAACTCGATCGAATTGCTGACAAAGGTGGCAATGTTCTCGATGAACTCGCGCAACTTCCGGCCGAGCATCTCGCCGAACTCGAAGATCGCCTTCGCGGCGTTGACGGCGAACTCGGACACCGCACGCCAGGCGTCGGCGAAGGCGCCGCCGATGGCCCCGCCGACCTCTTCCCAGTCGATCATCCCGAGCGCCTTGGCGACCTCACCAATGGCTAGGGCCATGTAGTTCAGAACCGGCGTCAGCGGAATGAGGACCGCGGCCAGCAGTTTGATGACCGGGATGGCCAACTGGGCAAGCACGGCAATAAATTGGGCTAAAACGGGCAAAACCGGGGCCAAGGCGACGACAAGTTCACCAATGGCCTCCCCCAGCGGCACCAAGGCGGGGCCGATGGCATCAAGAACCGGCCCGAGCGCATCGAGAATGGGCGTCAAGATCGGAACGATGGCAGTGATCAACTTGCCCAAAAGCGGCAAAATGCTGGATAGGGCGCCACCCAAACTCGGCGCCAGCTGACCGATGGCGCTGCCGATCACCGGGGTCAGCTCGGACAGCGCCGACTTGATCTCCGGGATGACCGGCTGGAAGGCGCCGGTCAGCGCGATGCCGATGGTGTCCTTGAAGGTCGAGAAGACGCCGGTCAGCGTCTGCGACTGGGCGGCCATAGCGCCGGCCGCGCCGGGGAACTGGGCCATCCCCTTCAGCAGTGCGTTGATGCCGGTGGTCGCGTCGACGCCGCCGGCGCTGATCTTGTCGAGAGTGTCCGCCGTCGACAGCCCCAGGCTGGCTGCGATGGCCGCGTTGGCGTTGAAGCCTGGCAGGGCTTCGGCCAGCTGCATGATCTCTTCCTGCGAGATCTTGCCTTTGCTTGGCATCTGGGACAGCGCCCGGACAACGCTGTCGATGTTCTCCGACGCGCCGCCGGTGACGCTGACCAGGTCGCCAATGGTCGTGAGCATCGGCACGACAGCGTCTTTGGTCTGGCCCATGCTCTGGGC